CGCAGCGAAAGTCCAGTGCGGCAAAAATCTTGGAAGAAAGACACATCGGTGAAGAAATCACCAACTGGATCGGAATTGAAGATTCAGAGAAGGCTGTTGCTCAGAATCTTCGGCACTATGGTTACTTTTACGATCACAAAGATGCATTCAAATGGGCACAAGTTTGGGTGAAAAAGAACCGGTCTTCTGACTATGCAAATTTCTGCGAGTCTCCGGATTGGCGAGTTAATACTACTCTTGGTGGCCTTTGTAAAATGCTCTCTGATGGTGCAGAATTTACTCAGGCCCGCATGGCTTGGATTAATAGTGGTATTGATCAGGTTGTAGAAGCTGGGAAAGCCATTCGCGAAGTAGCTAACAATACTCCAACAGTTAGTGTGAAAACTACAACGAATACACTTTCCGAAAAGGCCGGTGATTTCATCGCTAATGTTGAAGATATGATCGATTTGTATTACGAGAAAAAGCACGAAGGGTTCGATGCTGAAAACTATTCCGTGTTTAATGAACTTAAAAAGATCTCCGCGCCGAAACCTCTTGCACAGAGAGTGCACGACTATTATAAACCACTTTTTGATGAAGTTGAAGAGTTGGTAGTAAAGAAGACCGAAGATCTTGTTGAAGGCTATCGTCATCTTAAGACCGTAAAGGACAAGAAAGATTATCTTGCCTTTATCAAAAATATCATTGATGATTGTTCGAAATATTTGAACGCTGCCACAGCTGCAGCTGTTCGAAAGCCGCGGCAAGCTCGTGTAAAAAAGAAAATTCCGGTTGAGAAACTCGTAGAAAAAGTCAAGTTCCAAAAGGAAAGTTCTGAATTCAAACTTACCTCAGTTGATCCAGTTAACATCATTGGTTCGACTGAAGTGTATCTATTCAACACTAAATATCGCTTTCTAGTTCAACTGATTGCTGCTTCAGTAGAAGGTTTTTCAATCAAGGGAACGACTATCACAAACATTCGCGAAAACGGGTCTCTGCGGAAAACGCTTCGTAAACCAGAAGATACCCTCACTGAAGTTGGAAAAGCCACAAAGGCTCGTGTTGGAAAACTGTTTATCGATATTAATACCAAATCAAACGTTGCTAACGGTCGCCTGAACGAAGACACTATTATCGTAAAGGTGTATCGATGAGTCATGTTTATAAAATAGTCAATAGGAGTAAAGTATGGCTATCCTCGTAGATTTAAATCAGGTGATGATTTCGAATCTAATGGCACAAATTGGCAATCATCAAAACGCTGAAGTAGATGAAAGTATGATTCGCCATATGGTTCTGAACTCAATTCGGTTCAATCGTACAAAATTCAAAAATGAATTTGGCGAGTTGATAATCTGCGCAGATGATAAGAACTATTGGCGTAGATCAAAGTTTGAATATTACAAAGCTGCGCGGCGTAAACACCGCGAGGAATCAGAGCTCAATTGGACTTCAATTTTTAATGCATTGAACAAAATTAAACAAGAATTAAAAGACGTCTTTCCTTACAAAGTTATTCAAGTCGACGGCTGTGAAGCAGATGACATTATCGCAACTATTACCCATAAGGAAGGAAGAGAACTTAACACTGGAGAAAAAGTACTCATCCTATCTGGCGATAAAGACTACATTCAACTTCATAAATATGCAAACGTTAAGCAGTACAATCCAGTAATGAAGAAGTGGGTTGTGCACTCAAACCCAGAACAGTATTTGATTGAACATATCATTAAAGGTGATATTGGCGATGGTGTTCCAAATATTCTTTCTCCAGACAATTCGTTTGTTATGAATATTCGGCAAAAACCTGTTACAAAGAAAAGACTTGAAGAATTTGCTAACATTGATAAAATGAATGCAGAAGTGCAGCGTAATTATGCACGAAATAAAATGCTTATTGATCTTTCACAGGTTCCAGATCACCTTAAAGAAAAGATCTTAGAAGAATACAATAGTGAAAATACTAAAGATCGGTCACAACTGCTAGGTTTCTTTATGAAAAACCGCCTTAGGCTTCTTACGGAATCAATTGGAGAGTTTTGATAGAGTTGTTATTCTATATAAATAATCATGAATGGAATACAATGTTAGAGAGTATAGCTTTCACCTGTTCCATTACATGATTCTATCATACAGAATAACAATCAAACACATCAAAACAGCTTTCTACACCGGTGTAGTTAAAGCGCATGGAGAAAATATTGGCAACAATTTCATTATCAGAGATATTTAATAAGGCTACTCAATTACCAACCAAACAGGAACAAATAGAATGGCTTAAACAACATAATGGTGAGGCACTTCGAGCGCTCATTACCGTAATGTACGATAAGAAAAACTTTAAGTGGAATATTCCATCACACTCAATTCCCCCGTATACGCCATCAGTTCAAATTGAATCACACGGTATGTTATATCGTCAGTCACGAAAGTTAAGATATTTCATTGAAGGTTATGATGGTGATAATTTAACTCAGTATCGAAGAGAAATGCTTTTCATCGAAATGCTTGAATCAATAGACAAAGATGATGCAATATTCATGGAAAAGGTGTTATTGCAAGAGCCCCCTAAAGAATTGCCAATCGATGTAATCAATGAGGCACTCGGATTAAACATCACAACTGAAGCCGAAGTAAAACCAGAAACAAAGAAGAGAGGGCGGAAGCCGAAAAATGTCTAAAGGCAAACGTTATACCAAGCGTTTTGGAGAATGGGATGATGATGATTATCTTTCACATAAGAAAGATAATAAAAGGTATGACCTAAAAAAAGAATGGGTCAAAGAACAACGTGAGCAAAAGGCAAAGCAAAAAAATAGTTTTTTTGATTCGCACGATACATAGTTATAAAGGCTACAATGAAAATTAATGAAAAGATTATCCTCGTTGATGCTGATGGGGTTCTATTAGACTGGTTTCATTCCTTCTCTTATTGGATGGCTAGTCATGGGTATACTATCATAGAGAATGATGAGTATAGAATTGACAAAACATTTGGTATAACTAGAGCAGAAGCAAACGCTTTGGCTAAACATTTTAACGAAAGTGCGTGGATAGAGTTTATTCCTCCATTTAGAGATGCAATTAAATACGTACGAAAATTACATGAAGAACATGGTTATATATTTCATTGTATTACATCATTAAGTTCAGACGTATATGCAGGAGATTTGAGAAGAAAAAATATACATAATCTTTTTGGTCCAACCGCTTTCGAAAAAATTACTTGTCTTGATACTGGTGCAGATAAAGACGAAGCTCTTCTTCCATATAAAGATAGCGGATGCTTCTTTTTAGAAGATAAAGAAGAAAACGCATTAGCAGGTGCTAAACTAGGATTGAACTCAATACTAATAGCACATGGTCATAATCATAAATTTAAACACAATGATATACCTAGAGTTGAAACTTGGAGAGAGATCTATGAAATGATCGTTAAATAATTCAAATCGTATATCTTCATTCATGAGTTGAATAAATACTTATGATGGCAACAAGGGTCCCATTGGGGCCCTTTTCTTTTGGAGGTATACTAATGCCGAATTATAGTTTTCGAAAGAAAACAACAGGAGAAATTTATGATGAATTTCTCACAATTGATGAAAGACAAAAATTTCTCAATGAAAATCCAGAGTATGAACAGGTTTTAACCGCACCAGCTTTATGCGATCCTGTTAGAGTAGGAGTAAGAAGAATAGATAGCAACTTTAATGACGTTCTTATTAAAGCTAAGTCTGCACACTTGCACTCAAATATCAACACCTTTTAAAAGGACGAATAATGTCTTTTCAACAACCAAAACAAAGAATAACAAGACGTGAGAAAAGAATTCTTAAGCAAGGATCTATTGAAGAAACAAAAAATCCGAAAGTCTTTTCAATAGAAAATACTGTAAAACCAATTACCAACAATCAGTCTATTGCGTTCAATCACTGGAACAATGGTAATAATTTAATGCTTCACGGTATAGCCGGAACAGGTAAAACATTCTTAGGACTTTATTTTGCAATAAGTGAAGTACTTAAACAAAATTCTCCATATAAAAAAGTCTATATAGTACGATCAACAGTTTCAGCTCGAGATCAGGGATTTTTGCCAGGATCAATTCGAGAAAAAGCAAGAGTATTTGAAGCCCCGTATGTTCCTATTTGTTCAAAGTTTTTTGGCAGAGGCGATGCTTATGATATCTTAAAGGGGAAGGGTACAGTAGAGTTTATCACCACGTCATATCTAAGAGGTGAAACCTTTGATAATTGTATTTTGTTAGTTGATGAAATTCAAAATATGAGTGACGGCGAATTGCATACGGTCATGACACGTGTTGGTGAATCTTGTAGAATAATTTTCTGTGGAGATGTTAGACAAGATGATCTTACATCTGAACGCAAAAAAGAAACTTCTGGATTACGCGATTTTATGAAAATTATTCGTAAGATGAAAGAGTTTGAATTTGTTGAATTTGAAATTGAAGATATTGTTCGGAGTGCATTAGTTCGTTCATATATTATTGAACGAAATAAACTAGGACTATAAATATGGTAGAGATAACTGCATTGTCTAGAATCAAATTAGATAAAGACGGTGAACCATATATAGAGTTTAATAAGAGACTCGTTGAACAATTAGAGTGGTCAAATAGGGCATTACTCGAATGGGAGATCGTTGGAAATATGGCAGTCATAAGGAAAAAAGAAAATGCCGGCAGTACTACGTGAAACAGATTTGCATATAGGACACGCTGCGCCCTGTGCCCCGTTTCACCGTACGCAATATAATGCCACACACAACGAAACTGTATACATAGATGGGTTATTGGCAATAGTATATGGTGACTTTACTGCATGCGGAGATCCAACAGTTGGAAAGTCTTCTACAGTATTTGTGAATGATCTAGGTGTACATAGAGAAGGTGATAGTACTGCTGGCCATGGCACTGATCCTTGTGGATCAGACTGGGTTCCAAATGCTGGGGGCCCTACATCAAGTAGTGTTTATGCAGGGTAAACTAAATGCCTGCCAACTACACATACCAAGACGCGATTGATTTACTTGTAGCTGAATATAATGGCGCAAATAATAAGTCAACTAAATTAGAATTGATTGCTGACTTAGCTGCATTAAGAATAGGTAACCCTAACTATAGCGTTTTACTTGGACTAATAGGTAGAGAAACAGATGTTGATGTTGATGATGCATTAATTCAACAAACATTTATATTCGTTAATGTATTAGCTCAGGAACAAATTAAATTATTCGAATATTGTGAACCAGATTATATCACAAATAATCCGGGGTATGATGGCGATACTTATAAATCCTACGTTGGTATGTATTATAGCCCACTTGGAGAAATAACATAATGCCAACACGGGATTCTCTAACTCTCAGAGCATCAAAAGGATCTGGTCTCTCATTTGGTGAGATGGACAGTAATTTTACTACACTTGCAGATGCGATTGATGCTGGAGGAGGTGGTACTCCAGTTAATATATATGAAACTACAACTGTTGCATCAACTTCGCAAACACAAGTAGCAGCATTCAATGCATCAACATTTCGTTCAGGAAAATTGATAGTTCAGGTACATGATACTGTAACTGGTGAAGTACAAATATCGGAGCTTTTAGTCGTGCACGACGGATCAGTAGCTTCTTCGACTGAATACGGTGTAGTTTATTCTGGATCAACTTCTCTTGTTTTATTTGATGTAGATATTGTTTCAAATAACGTTCGATTATTAGCAACAAGATCAACGTCAAACTCAACACAATATAAGACGTCAAAGGTGCTAATAACAACATGAAAAGTTTCAAGATTTTCATAGAAGAAAAACGTTTTACTACAAAGTACATAGCTGTGCAATATGATGAAGCAACTCAAAAGAAACTTCGCGAATGGGCAATCAAAAATGGATTCGATCTAACTCAAGACTATGACGGTAATAACCAAGATGCGAAAGACTTCGATTTTCATACAACCATATTCTATAGCACGAGCGAACATGATATCAAAAACGAAATACTTCAAATAAATAGATCGAGAACAGCAAAAGTAGTTGACATTGAGATGCTTGGAGTTAATAATAACATACCCGTCTTGAAGATTGAATCAAACGACATCCTGAAGATAAGACGTTATTACGAAGCAGAATACGATATGAAAGACGCGTGGCCAGAATATAAGCCTCATATATCTTTATCATATTCGAAAAATATTATAGACACCAGCAAAATGAAATTGCCAACATTTCTTCTCACGTTTGATACGATCAAAATCGCAGATGGTAAACCAAAGGATTCCGAATGAACTTTCATCATGTAGACCATGGCATCGTGTTAGAAACGCTCGGTTGTGATACTACTCCAACTGGGCGTTTTTATTTTCCATCAAGCGGTGAAAAATACCCATCAGTTACAACAGTACTAGGAATACAAGACAAGTCCGGACTCGAAGAATGGAAAAGGCGAGTCGGTGAGGAAGAAGCAAAGAAGATTAGCACTCAGGCAGCGAATCGCGGTTCAGACGTACATCTTGTAGCTGAGAACTATCTCAATAATGTTGTTGACTATGGCAAAGGCCGTATGCCAATTAACGTTATGACTTTCAACACGATTAAATCAATACTTGATGAGAGAGTAAATAATATCTACTTTCAGGAAGCGCCGTTATACTCGCGAAAGATTAAGACTGCAGGACGTGTTGACTTGATCGCAGAGTTTGATGGTAAACTATCAATCATCGACTTCAAGACGTCAAGAAAGCCAAAGAAGGCAGAGTGGATCACAAGCTATTTCTTACAGGAATCATTCTATGCTGCAGCTTTCTATGAACTTACTCAGATACCAATTAAGCAAATTGTTACTCTTATCATGGTAGATGATTCTAAACCTCAAGTCTTTATTGATCAACCTTTAAAGTGGCTTCCATCCTTTCTGGAATTAAGGAATCAATATAAACTATTACATGGAATCTAATTATTCTAGAACCTTATAGGTATTATACTACTGCTGGAGAAAATGTCAAGGTAAAAAAGTTAGGTAAAATGTATTTTGTTGGTTGACATTTACGGCAATTAATTGTATAAGTGATATATCGTATACAGAGAAAAAAGATGAACATATCAGAACAAATCTCCACGATTGAAGCAGAACTTGAATCTCTGCGTAAAAAATACAAAAAAATGGGTAGTGTTATCACTAACAAAGTGAAAAAACACGATAAATTGCTCACAGAGTTGAATAAAGATAATCTTGATAATCCTGAATGGCTGATTCGTAATCCAGCGATGCCTGGAGCTTACGATGGCCTAAAGCGCATGATTAACCGCCTCTATGGCGGCGAATTTAATGGTCCTCATTATGAGGGTTATATTTATGATGATAACTATGTGCCAATTCAGGTAAATTTCAGTTTCTGGTTGAAAGACTATGATAAAGAAATCTCACAAGATCTTCTTAAAAAGAACTGTGACCATTTTGTAGAGAACATTTTACCGTTCTTGTCAGCAGTCACTAGTATTAGCAGTCGCTATAGTGAAAAATTTACTAAAATGAAGGTTGTTCCCATTAGGTTCAACAGCGAAGATACTGGTCTCGATTACCTTGGATATGAACCGATTGAAGGTTCGTGGTATCATTTCTCACAACGCTGGGGTAAGACCAACACCGAAACTAAATTTAAAGACTGGGATGAAGCGTTCAACTTTGCTTACAATTATACAAACAATCTTTAGCAAGTTTTCAGTTTTGTCTATTGACATCTTCATGAGAATGATTATATCTATATAATAAGCAACAGAAAGGCTATTCTATGACCTTCGAAAAAGCTATCTTCACTCTTTCTTTTGGCATGTCAGAAATGGCTAAGACTCATAAGAATGATACAATCAGTAATGCTCTTGCTTCTCTCTCTGATCGCCTGACTCGTATTCACGATAAGGTTGCACTAGCTAAACTTAGCCAAATCGATCGCGATCTCATTTCGTACTACCACTCACACAAGTGACCATCTTCCAACATCATAAAATCAACACAAATGGTAGCTGGATTGTGGGAACAGTCTGGCCATTTCGTGATTGTCAAGTTGAAATGTTTGATACTGGTTTTAGTTGTACTTGTAAGAAGCGACCAATTTCTAAGTGTAATCATATCAAGTCAGTTGAACTCGGCCTTTTAGGCGTTAGTCAGGAATATCATAAATGAACTTTTGATAAGCATGTTGTAAATACATGATTTTATAAATAGTTGTGAAGGAGATTCATCATGATTATTTGCGCAATTTGCAAAAAAGAATTTAAGAACATAAATGGTTTAGCTAAACACATTACAAATCATAGTATTTCAAAGCAGGAATACTATGATTTGTATATTACGTCAGTAAGCTCAACGTGTGTATGTGGTAAAAATAAAAAGTTTCGTAATTTAGGGGAAGGATATCGTACGTATTGTTCGCCAAAGTGTAGATCTGCACACATTGAACCAACTAAGTATTGGCAAGGTAAAACACAATCACAGGAACTTATTGATAAACGCCGTAATACTATGTTAACAAGATATGGTGTATCTAACGGGTATCTGACTAAGCATAGTATCGCCGAAAAATACAAAGGTTTTGTTTGTAGATCTAAATATGAAAAGCTTTTTGTAGATTTTGCTGAGGCATACGGGCATACTCTCAGTGTACCAGACAGAATATTGTATACGTATGAAGGCACATCTAGGCATTATTATCCAGACTTTTGTATTGATGAGCTTGATCTGATCGTTGAGATCAAAAGCGATTGGACTTGGAAGCAAAATTTAGATCTAAATATATCAAAAATGGTATGTACAATTCAGCAAGGCTATAATATAGTCTTCATAGATGAAGAACACGGGGTGCATGACCCCAAACTTTGGGATGAATTAGATGAATATCTTCGTACTTTCGAATAATCCTGTAGAAGCGGCACAGATGCAATGCAATGCTCACGTGGTGAAAATGATTGTCGAGTCTGCTCAGATGCTATCGACAGCACATCGTATGCTCGACGGCGTTCTTAAGCGTGCTCCGTCTAAGTCTGGTAAAACAATGTCTAAGCACTGGACGCTACCAAATGATCGCGAAGGCGTATTGTATAAAGCAGTCCATATGTCGCATCCTTGCACCGTTTGGACGATGCAGTCGAATAGTAATTACATTTGGCATTGGACTCATTTTGCTGCTCTATGCGATGAATACACTTATCGGTACGGCAAAGTTCATGCGACTGATAAGCTACTCCGCAAGAAACTCAAAGAACTTCCAAATAACATTCCAATTGGTCCTCTTACACAGCAACCATTGGCTATGAAAGCAAATCCGGAGTGCATGCATCCAGACGATCCTGTTCGTTCTTATCGTGAATTCTATCAGACTAAGCAAACGCGATTCAAAATGGTTTGGACTAAGCGAGAAATCCCAGAATGGTTTAAGGTGTTAAAATGATTGGTTTAGAAAAATTTGGTATTACAGAAGAGGACATCTATCAGTATCGCCAAGATACTGGTGTCGACATGCATGAGGCCCTCAAACACTTTGAGAATATATGTCGTTTCAATCAGAAAGATGAAATGATTAGGCTTATCGAATCTGGTACACTCGAAGATATTTTGAAAATCGTGAAAATTTTGGTTGATGACTATTGACATTCATTGTTGAATTGTATATATCTAACTAGTAAGGTAACAGAAAGAGAATCAATCATGCAGTTTGAAATCAAAAACCGCTTTACTGGAGCGGTGTAATTCACCGCAGAAATCGACTGCGCCGCCGACACTAGCGCGGCGGTAAAAATTGGCTTAGCTGTAAAGTGGGCCGTGACCACGAAGGCGGACCTGTGCGGGGCAAACCTGAGCAAGGCGGACCTTCGCGGGGCAGACCTTAGCTGGGCGGACCTGAGCGCGGTTGACCTGAGCTTGGCGGACCTGAGCAAGGCGGACCTTCGCGGGACAGACCTGAGCGGGACGGGCGATATCTTCGAGGTGCCGTTGGGGCCGCAAAACGGAGGGAAGGCGAATGAGTGATGATCTGGTGAAGCGGCTGCGTGATGGCCTTATCCGTCCCTACATAATAGGCCCCGAAGACCTGTGTGATGCCGCAGACCGCATCGAAGCCCTGACGGAGCAACTGGAAGACGCATACGCCCGTGGGTTTTGTGCGGGGCAGCGGGCGCTGAAAGATGCCGGTGAATTTGTGACCATTGACAGCCCTGAAATCCGCGACCGCATTGAAGCCCTGACGGCAGAGTTGGACCGGGTGCGCGATAAGTACGAAGCCAAAGACGGCATGGACGGCGCGGTTGTATATGCGATCCGTCGGCTTTTGAATGAAGCCAATGTTCCGCTTGCCGCTTTCATTGACGACCATGTTCTCAACGCGATTATCCAGCGCAATGTGGCCGAGGCAGAGACCCGGATGACAATGGCCGAACTTGCCGATTGGACGGCCCGCGCCGAGGCCGCAGAGAAAAAGCTGCAAGAAATGCAGGCCCACATTGACCATGCCGATGCTTACCACAAGGCAATGCTGGCCGCAGAGGCATACAACGCGAGGCTGCTGAATGACTTGAAGGTTATCAGCCAGTTTCAGGCAACCAAGTCATGCACTGCGAATATCTATTCCATTTGGAAAATGACCGAACGCGCCCGCGCCGCCCTCAACCCCGGAAAGGCTGACACATGACTGATGATCTGGTGAAGCAGTGGGACAACTATGTTGAAATCGCAGGCGGCATCATGGGGGAAGCCGAAGAACTAGCGCAGAATATGCGCGACCGCATCGAAGCCCTGACGGCAGAGCGTGACCGGGCGATTGACGATGCAAGAGATAACGCGGAGTACGTCGATCTTGTTTCTCTATACCGCGCCGAACGTGACGAATACAAGCGCAGTGCCGCCCATTCCGAAGATGTGGTGAGGGCGGCAAGGGTGGAGATTGAACGGCTGAAACAAGAGGTGGATCAATTCCGGCGGTTCAACGATGGGTTGCAAGACGCGATGCTGGCCGCAGAGGCAGACAACGCGCGGCTGCGGGCCGAACTCACAAAAGCCGCAGACTCGCTTGATTGGGCTGATGCTCACTTGGAAGATGCTGGCGTTGTCAGTTTCAATGTCCGCTACGGCGCGAGAGACGCCCGTGCCGCACTGAAAAAACAGCAGCCCGCCGATAGGATGATCTGCGACTTCGGCGATGGGCTGACACTGGACGAAACCGCTGGCGATTTCTTTGCCACCCCGCCGAAGGACAACAGCCATGAGTGAAGCACCAGCAACGTCTTGGGCGATTTGGGCATGGCAGGCATACAAGGACGGTCGGCTTGTCGATGCTCCGGCCCTTCCCGCCGTGCAGCCCGACGCCGCTGCGAT